GTCAGATGACGACGACCAAGGTGCAGTGCATCCGCGACGAGGGCAACTGGAAGTCGATGCTGAAGCTCACCGACGGCAACGGCACGCCGGATCCGACGATGCGCGAGGTGACCACGAAGCGAGTCGGTCAGCTCGGTCGTCACCAGGCACGCCTTGTGTGCGAGGCGAAGCCGACCGAACTGCGCAGCGGCAGTACACAGCGCGGGTGGGTGCGATTGCATGTGCACCCCGGGTCGATCATGGTGGAGTTCGCTCCGTACGTGAAGGCGGCAGCACGGCGAGTTCACCGCGACGGAGTGCTCGCGCTGATCGAGTGCGAGATCGACGGCGCCGAGGCAGGCTACCTGCGGTCGGTCGTGAAGGTCCCGACGGATCGCACCGACGAAGCGGTTCGCCTCGCTCGGTCGTATCTCACCGATCACGGCTTCTCGCTCACGAAGTGATCGACACACCAACTACGGTCTGACCGAAACGCCCGCTGCGGAATCCTCCCAGCGGGCGTTCGTATGAGTGGAAACGAAAAACGACGGAGGGCGATGCGAATTCCATTCGCGGCGCACAACGTCGCTTGCGACCCAAGCGAAGGCGTTAGCCGAGCGCGGGGAGCACGGCAGTTACATAGAAACGGATTGTAGTGATTCGCGCGTGCGTGCGTGCGCGTGAGGCAACACGAGGAGACCGACGATGAGTGACCTGATCGAAACGATGATCGAGATTCTGATGGTGACCCCGACCGCAGACGGATGGGGCGCTCCGGCGATGTTCTGGGGACCGCCCGGCGTCGGCAAGACGAAGCGACTCCGGCGCATCGCGCAGAAGTACAACATCCCGCTCTTCGTTCTCCCTGTGGGTGCGATGGGCGAAGGCGCGTTCGGCGTGACTCCGGCAGTCGACGGCGTCGGCAAGAAGGCGCGGCTCCGATACCCGGCGCCGGCGTGGGCCGACCTGTTCGAGGACGAAGACGGCCTGCCGCGGAACGGCATGTTGTTCGTGGACGAGTTCACGACCGCTGCACCCGCACTTCAACCGCCGTTGCTCGGCCTCGTGCAGGAGCGAACGCTCGGCGATCACTACCTGGGTGACCGCGTGCGCGTGTTCGGTGCAGGCAATCCTCCCGACCAGGCGGCGGCGGGATACGACATCTCGCTCCCGCAGGCGAACCGAATGGGGCACTACAACTGGGACGCCCCGTCGCAGTCGCAGTGGAGCGATCACATGCTCAACCGCGGGATGCCGCTGGTGCTGTCGAAGGCGCTCGGCAAGGCTCCGATGCTCGAGCAGGCGACCGACCTCGTCGCGATCGAGAAGCTCGTCGCGCAGAACTGGCAGACCTCGTACGCGAAGTCGATCGGTCTCGTCACTGCGTTCACCGCGCGGCGCCCGGAGCTGCTCCACAAGATGCCCCCGAAGGAGTCGAACGAAGCATCCCGCGGGTGGTGCTCGCCGCGCTCGTGGGACCTGGCGACGGCAGTCGACGCGACGGCGACGATCCTCGGCGCCGACGACATGGTGAAGGACACGCTGATGGCAGGCTTCATCGGCAACGCGGCGACGACGGAGTTCATCGCGTTCCGCGCGAGCGCAGATCTCCCGGATCCCGAGCGCGTGCTGGATGGCAGTGAGAAGTGGGCGCACAACCCCGACCGCCCGGATCGTACGATGGCGGTGCTGTCCGCGTGCGCGTCACTCGTGGTCGGCACGACGGACAAAGCGAAGCAGGACGCGCGCGGCGGCAAGCTGTGGTCGCTGATCGGTACGGTGCTGAACGACGCCGTCGACTGCGGCGTTCCGGCAGCGCGCGTGCTCGCGAACGCGAAGCTCGGTCGTCTGCAGGCAGCGACTCCGGTGCTCGTGAAGCTGCGCCCGGTGATGGAGGCTGCCGGCATCAAGGCGTGAGCCCCTGATCGGCCCATCGGTTTGTACCGCCGGTGGTCCGGCTCAGCGGCTCAGGTGCCGTGTTGCAAGGAGGTCGTAGTGAACCGTTACACGTACACGAACAAGCGGAGCGGTGAGACGCTGGTCGTCTGCGGTGAGAATCTCTCGTCCGTCGACGTGATCGCGGAGAAGCACATGCGCCGAGACAGGTGGATCGACGCACCGTTGAGCAGCCCGAAGTCATCGCACGTGGCAGTGGTCATCGAGTTTCGAGTGAAGGAGTACGCATGAGCCTCACACCAGAGCAGAAGTTGTCCGCAGCACGTCTCGCGGCAGTGCGCCGAGCCCCGTACTTCTCCACCGCGCTGATGTCGCTGGTGCCGCGGAAGATGCCAGGGCTCAAGACGATGGGCGTCACCGAGCACCTCATCATGTACTGGGATCCGGCAGCGGTCGCAGAGTGGAGCGTGCAGGAGACTGCCGCGGTGCTCATTCACGAGATCGGTCACGTGCTGCGAGATCACGCGAAGCGGTGCCGCGCGATGGGCGCCGATCACAAGAAGTTCAACCTCGCCGGCGACGCGGAGATCAACGACGACATCAAGGCGATGGGGCTCACGCTTCCAGGCAAGCCGGTGTTCCCGGAGTCACTGGGATGCAAGGACGGACTGACGGCAGAGGAATACTACCGAGCGATGCCGCCGGAGCCGTCGTGCCCGAACGCCCCGGACGCAGGCAGCGGATGGTGCGGTGGTGCGGCAGGCAACCCGATCCCGAACGAGTCGGATGAGAAGGACCCCGGCGCTCGCTCTGCGAACGAGATCGCTGCGGTCGTGCGCGCAACGGCAGCGGCGATCCAGGACGCAGCGAGCAAAGGGAGGGGCAACGTCCCTGCCGGACTCGAGCGCTGGGCCGACGCTGCGATGAAGCCTGCGAAGGTGCGGTGGCAGGACAAGCTCGCGCGCATCGGTCGCAACGCTGTCGCGTACCGTCCGGGCGCGGTCGATCGGCGCTTCTCGCGTCCTGCACGTAAGCAGGCGGCGATCGGGTACGGCCCCGGCCGCCCCATCCTCCCTGCGCTCGTTGCACCTGTGCCACGCATCATGATCGCGATCGACACGTCGGGATCCATGGGCCAGGACGAGCTCAACCGCGCGGTGACGGAGTGCTCTGCGATCTTCAAAGCGACGGGCGCGGTCATCGACTTCGTGTCGTGCGATGCGGACGTGCACGCGACGGCGAAGGTGCGCTCGTGGCAGGACATCGCGCGCAACCTCAAGGGCGGAGGCGGGACAGACTTCTACCCAGTGTTCGAGCATGCGGCGAAGATGCGCGCGCGTCCCGAGATCCTCGTGTTCATCACCGACGGTGACGGCCCAGCTCCGGCAGCACCTCCGCCAGGCATGCACGTGATCTGGCTGCTGGTCGGTCCGTACCGTCGCACGCCGGCGAACTACGGCGACGTGATCGAGGTCGACGACGATGCCGCGGAGTGAGAAGCAGCTCGCCGACGAGGCGCTGATACTTCTCATCTGGGACGGTTCGCCGCCGCAGAAACTTCGAGAGGCTGTCATGTTCCTCGTCGAGCAGGATCCGAACCGCGCACCGACTGTCGAGTACGTCGTGAAGTGGTTGGAAGACCACTGCTACCTGCTGCCCGAGCGGCTCCAGGACATCATGATCGGTGAGACCGCCGACGAGTTCCGAATGCGGATAGAGAGCGTGTTCATGCTGCTCGGTCTGAACGTATGAAGTCGAAGAGTCACCGCGACGGGTGGCGCACGGCTGCATCGGTCGCCTGTGAGATCCAGGAGCGCACGAAGCTCGGTGTCACAGGCGACGCGCTCGCCTCGCTCATCGTGCAGGACGCGCGGCGCAACCCGAGCACCGACCGCCCTTACGTGCACCTGAACGCGATCACCGGATCCACAGTCTGGGTGTCGCCTGCGCAAGCGGCACAGTGGATCGCGTCGATGGAGAAGCTCGCTGCCGAGATGGCACTGCGCATGCTGAAGGAGGACCCGTGAAGCCACGGAAGGATCAACGCGAGTTCGTCGACTTCTCGTCCGTGTCGCTGCGCCCACCGACGAAGGTGGAGCAGATGGTCGAGTTGCTCTGCGGTGAGCTCGAGCTCGCTGAAGCGAAGATCTTGCTCGGCCACGACGACCTGTGGGTGCACCCACACCTGTCGCTCAGGACGCCGGGGCCGTCGAAGGAGGCAGCGATCACCGTGGTGACACTGCCGCGCAACAACCACGCAGCGTTCCTGAAGTGGCTCACGAAGCACGCGCCTCAGTGCGTAGAGCCGTTCGAGGCAGCGCTCGCACTCGTGGCGCTGGAGAACGACCGCAATCCGTCGATCACCTTCATGAACATCGAACAGGAGTTCGCCGACTCGTTCGACCCGGACAAGGTCGCCGCCGGGTTCGTGGCCGTTTGCACGAAAACGAAACCATGAGTGCACAACCTACTCGCATGGCCACCGACGTCACGATGAACAATGTGCAGGACGCGAAGCAGGTCACCCACGAGCTGCTCACGCACCTGTTCGCCGATCGCCGCACGCCGCCTGGTGTCGTTGTCGCTGCACTAGCGATGGCACTCGGCAGCGTCTGCGGTCACTTCGGCGTGAAGCTCTTGCAAGCGGTGTGGCTCCTCGAAGAGTCCCGCCGCGCTGCGATCGTACAGATGGAGGACAACGATGAAACTGGAACTCAATGATGTGCTGAAGTTCGTTCAAGACCGATGGGACACTGCGCGCAAGGAACCGAGCGCGGCAGCCCCGTACGCCGCGATGACCGATGTGCGCGCGGCGCTGGTGATCTACGAGAACGCGCACCGAGACCGCTCGATGGCCGCGTTCGCGAAGAGCATCGGGATGGAGGTCGACGTCCCGGACGTGGACGCTGCGGCGCTCGGACTGCTCGAAGCAGTGGAGCGGCTACCGGAGCTCTCCACCGATCGCGGCGTGAGGATCACGCTGCCTACGCCGACGCGAGAGCAGGTGATCCCGCCGTTCCCCGAGGACGACGATGGTCCGTACGTCCCGCGGTTCCCGCTCCTGTTCTCGCGGTTGGTGGCACAGACGCAACGACTCCAGATCGTCGGCGGCGTCGTGATCCACCGAAAGCTCGAGTGGGTGCGCGACGTGCTGGTCGGCGAAGGTCACAACTCGCGCAAGATGATCGACTGGCTGCCGACCGAGGACGACCCCGACTCGCGCGGGTGCGAGCGCGTCATGAACCAGATGAAGGGCGGCGCGATCCTCGGCGTCATCTGCTTCCCGGACTTCATGTCGCACGACCAGACTGACGTGCTGCTGAAGGGCGGGCGGTTCACCAACGTCCCTGTCGCGCTCGCCGGCAGGGGCGGGCAGGCGCAGTTCCTCGATGCGTTCGCGCGCATCGAGAAGGCACTCGAGCAGAGCAAGGCAGCATGACAAACGACGACGCATCCGACCGCGTGCTGCTCGAAGCGATCAGCAATGCGGAGACAGTCGAAGCAGCGCGCAAGGCAACACTCGCGGCGCGGGTGCGTCGCTTCGTCACTCCGCACATGGGCATCAACTCGCACGAGCTGCTCGAGCTCCTCGGGTTGATGTTCCCGCGTGCACTGACCAAGCTCACGAAGACCGGCGGCACACCGCGCGGCGTGCGCAGGATCGAGAACCACCTCGGTGTGAAGACGAACCTGTTCTGGTTGTCCGACCGCACCGAGTTCGCGGCATGGTTCAGCGACTTCGCCGGCGTCGATCTCCCGGACTGGTTCCTCGAAGAGCCCGACGCAATGCAGGCGCTTGGTATGCTCGTGTCATGGGACGAGGAACGATGAAGCGCACCGCCAGTCAGAAGGGCAAGCACTCGCGCCGCAAGGGGGCGACGTACGAGCGCGAGATCGCGAACGCACTGAAGCACCTGTACCCGAACGCACGCCGCGGCATCGGTCAGTCGCGCAACGCGGGTGAGGTCCCTGATGTCGATGGCACGCCCTGGTGGATCGAAGCGAAGCACCACAAGCACGTGAACATCCGCAAGGCGTACGCACAGGCCGTCGAAGCGAGCGCACCTGGGCGACGGAACGTCCTCGTCATCTCGCGCGACACCGGTATCGCACCGGACCTGGTCACTATGTCGTTCGTCCAATTCGTTGCCCTGATGCAGACGCTCGAGCGCTTGCACAAGGCTGTCGACGCGGAGCTTGACCGATGAAGACACCATTCGACGAAGAGCGGGAGCAGCGCGCCAAGAAGTGGACCGAGCTGTTCAAGACCGAGCACGTGGCGTGGGATCGACTGATCGAGATGCGTGCGCGGTTCAACATCTCGCCGACCATCATGCACGACACCATCGCGCAACTTCAGGTCGCGATCACCGAGCACACGATGGCGTGCGAAGCGCTCGCGAAGTTCGCATTCGAGCACGACGCGACGAAGAAGCGATGACACAGGACGTCTTCGAGGAAGACTGGTACGCCGAGCTCACGCAGGACGACGACCTGCTCGACGCGATCGACGCGGCGACTCGCTGTCGCTGCTCGTTCTGCACGAGCGGAGATCTCGTGTTCGAGGACGGTCTGTGCGAGTTCTGCTTCGTGCACTGCCCGCCGAGGCAGCACCCGCGGTTCGCCGAGTCCATTGCGAACGTGCTGCGGTGGCGCGCGCACCTGTCGCAGGCTGGACTCGAAGAGCTCGGCTTCAATGCGGTGCGTACGCTGCGCTCGATGCTGATGCGCCCGACGCCGCGCTCGCCTGTCGTCACGCTCTGGAACGGCGACGAGCACGATGGCGAGTGGGACGAAGCACGCGGCATGGTGCGCCTCGCTGAGCGCGGGTTCCTCCACGGCCCCTGGTGGGTGCAGCTCGAGCAGGTCGCTCGCGTGCGCGGTGACCGAGAGCTCGCCCTGGATCTCGAAGAACAGGAACTCGACAGACGGTTCCTTCGCGCGGTACGCGCGGCCGATGATGAATGACCTGCTCTCTGTCGTAGTGTGCGTGCTCAGCATGCGCCCTTCCCACGCGCCGCCTGCGCAGCGTGAGGAGATCGCACGAGCGTTCATCGCGAACGTCCAGCCGCACGTGTCGCTCGAGCTCCTGCTCGCGGTCGGGTATGTGGAGTCGCGGTGGAACCCGACCGGCTCCGCACTCGATCGGGCGCGCGGGATGTTCGGCATCATGCAGCTCTTCGAGCCCCGGCTGGTGTGCCGGAATCGCTGGGGCCGACCGAACGAGCGCAGGTGCACCGAAGTCCAGACGCTCGAGCGCGAGCGCATCCTGGATCCCGCGGTGAACGTGCGTCGCGGTGCACTGCTCCTGGAGCATCGGTGGCGGCAGTTCCACGTCAGGCACGAGCGCGACTGGGTCGGTGCGTACACCGTCGGGCACGTGCCCTCTCCCGCGACCCCTACCTTCGTCTCGTACGCCGTGCGCGTGCGTGCTGCACGGGGGCTAGTGCATGCGTGGGAGCGGCAGTGCAGCGCCCGCCCCCTGTAGCGCCCCTTACGCGCACGACTGCGGCGGCGCACGACACGTACGGGGCGGCCGGCGCGAGTCAGGCTCGTGCGCTCGAATTGGGTTACATCGTGCGGCAACCTATTTCGCGCGAGAGTGGCGAGCGGCCTGCGCGCTGCTAGCAGCGCAGCACGCACGCCCCTTAGCGCCCCTAATAGCCCCCGCAGCCGCACAACAGGGGCGGGGGGAGGTGCACATAGCACCCCCGAAAGCATGGGTAGCTGTAGGGGCGTTTAGACCCCTTGCAGGCCCCTGCGCCTGCTGTGTCCGCACGGACACGCAGAAAATCAGGGGGTTGCGCGTTGTGGCTTGGCGGCTAGGGGGTATTCGTGCTCGCGGAAGCGCACCCGCACGCGCTCCACCAGGTGCGGAGCCCGGCGAGATCTCCGCGGAACGCACTGCGGTCGACGCGGACACCGAGCCCCGGCGTGTCGCGCGGGTAGGTGACCTTGTCGTTCGGTCCCGACTTCCAATCGGTGTACTGCCACAGGTCCCACACCGTCCAAGGCGCCGGCACGTGCATCGGCTCGGGGCCGTAGCATGCGAGCCAGAGCGGGCAGTTGCGGAGCACGCTCGTGGTCGGGATGTGGTGCGTGAGCAGGAAGTCGAGCCCGGAGTACAGCACCGGCCAGCGACCCGTGAGCTCGTGGATGCGCGAGACGAATGCCTCGGCGTCCTCGAGCGTCATGTCGCCGTTCGCGGTGTCGGGGTTGTGCTCCCAGTCCAGCGCGAGCAGCACGTCGCCCATTCCAGGGCCGATGTGCGAGAGGAACCAGTCGGCCTGCTGACGACCGTCGCTGGATCCCGACGCGAAGTGGTACGCACCGCGCAGCACGCGGGCGTCCTTCGCCTCCTGCATGAACAGCGTGAACGTGGGGTCGGTCCAGTCCTTCCCCTGCGACGCCTTGGCCCACACGGCGCCGAGGCCCTGCTTTGCAGCGTTCGCGATGTTCGCAGGCTTTTCGCCGCGTGCGACGTCGATGATGTTCGTGAACACCTGCGGGTGCCCCGGCGGCACGAGCCCGCATGCGTTGCGCTTCACCATGCGCGTGGTGCCGAGCAGGTCCATGCGCTGCCGGTACGCACGCTTCTCGCCGTTCGTCTGCTGCGTCCAGGAGTGCTGCGTCGCGTCCCAGAGGATCTGGTAGCCGCCCGGAAGGATCTGTCCGGGCTGCGTGACCTGCCCCATCGCGTCGTACGGCGCAGAGTTGTCCGACGGCGGTGAGAAGTACGCCGGCGTCACCCAGTCCGTGACGTTGAGCGTGCGGCCGCTCGAGCACTTGAACGGGTACGAGAGCGCTTCGACCGGATCGCCCGGCTCACGCGCACGCACCACGCTGTCCGGCCCGACGACGGACGTGTTCAGCCCCGCGTTCGCGAGCATCTCGAAGAGCTCGTGGGACGCGGTGACAGAGCGCATCGACTCGTCGTCGAGGAACGGGAAGCACTTCGCGAGCGGCTGCCCGGACGGCGTCACGTCGTGGTAGCCCAGCGCGCCCGCGACGTCGGGATGGCTGATGAACGCCATCACCCACTCGCCAGGCGCGATGTCACCGCTGTTCTGCGCGACGCGGACGATCGCGCCGACTCCGTAGCCGTGCGGCTCCGGTTTCGCGAAGTCGCGCTGGCTCACGACTGTGAGCATCTCGGCGAGGTCGTTCAGCCACGCGCGATCAAGATTGCAGTCGACGTCGAGCAGGGCGATCGGGATCAATGTCCGCCCCCGAGTGCGTGATGGATGCGCTCCATCGCCGAGACGTGCTGCGCAGGAGGACCGCTGGACGCGCACGCAGGGTAGATCATGTCGGCGATCGCGCCGAGTGATCCGACCGCAGCCTGCGCGGCAGCGATCTCCGTCGGCGAGATCTGCACGCCGAGGTCACGCACGAGCACGAGCGACTGAAGCGCGCCAGTGATCGCCTGCTCGACGAAGAAGTGAGTGCGGCAGAGATTCGCAACCGTCGGCGCTTCGGCATACGTGTTGAACGACGTGCGCGCGAGGTCGAGCGAGTCGCCGGCAGTGTGGAAGCCCTGGTCGATGTGCTGCTTCACGTCGGGAGCGATCTCCGGCCGCGCGTCGATGATCGACTGCACCGCAGGGAGCGCCTGCTTCGCGATCGTGATGCCGACGTTCACGCCCACAGTCCACGCGACGTCGCCGCCGGGCGCAGCCGAGACCGTGCTGTTCACGCCGACGTTGGTCTGCGATCCAGCGCACGACATCAGCGCGAGCGCGACAGGTGCGACGACCGTCATCAGGATCGCGAGCACGAGTGCGCCGTGACGTGCAAACCCTGCGTTGCCACGCGGCGGAACACCGGGGCCGGCAGGCTTCACGTCGACGCCGAGGACGACATTCGTTCCTGGGATCTTCAGCGTGCCCGGTTCATCGGTGTGAACGGCTGCGGAGAAGAAGCGCAGGAGCTGCGCCCACCATGCGTCCCGCTTCTTCGTGGATCCCACGATCAGCGACGCGATGCAGATGAGCGAGAGGACGAGCTCGACCCACGGCTTCACCATGGGCGGGAGCAGAGCGAGGAGTGCGGTGATAGGTGCTTGCATGCCGAGAGACTAACCCTCGGCCTGACCGGTGTCACTTCAGGGCCGTGAACTTCCCGGTGAGCTCCCCGCGCGGTGGTGCGACGGCGCGCATCTGCCCCGATGGAGAGGTGCGGCGCGCTTGCCGAGCGAGTGCAAGAGCTGCGTCGACGGTCGAGTCCGAGGTCTCCTTGAGCTTCTCGAACATCGGTGTGAGCTGCTCGGACTGCACGCATGCGGCGCGCAAGGCTTCGGCTGCCTGCTTCTGATCCGACATCATGACCTCCTGGGTCCGACGTACCTGCGGAATTCCTCCCCCAGATCTTTGAACGAATCTTTCAGCTCTGTCATCGCCTCGCGCGTCGCCACGAGCGTGTTGCTCACGTTGTTCAATGCGGTGGTGCATTGCTCGATCAGCTTCAAGAGTTGTTCCGTGACCTGCTTCTGGTCCTGGATGCGCAGGTCTTGCAGTGCGGTGAGACGCGCGACGAACTCCGCATTGAGTGCGGCGAGCTCGCTGTCCTTTCGCTTCTGCAATGCCTTCCCTTCAACCCAGAGGTAGGCGATCGCACAGAGCGTGATGACGAGCAGTGTGCCCAGAATGCCTGTCTTGAGCAGCTCCGCGGTGGCGTCCGCGATCTGCTGGCCTTGCGCGAGGAGCACGAGCATGCGCATGCGAAAACCTTACGGGAGTCCTACGGAAGGTCCAAGGACGAATGGCGAGAGTGGGATCAAACGCTCGCGCGTCCCAGTCGGCCCTGTGATCCAAACGTCGAAAACATAGCGACCAGGCTGCAACGGCTTCGTCGTGTTCGGCGTGATGGAGAATTCTGCAACGCCTGGAACCGCTGGAACTGGCGCTGCCCCAAGGAGCGTGAACCCGGGCTGCTTCCCGATCTGGTGGCTCGATTGCTTCACTGCGAGCGCGACAGTCTCGCCCACCTTCAGCGGCCGCAGTGCGCCGCTCGGCGTGACCATCGTGAGCCGGATCGTGGCCGAGGACTGCCACGGGATCTCGACCTGCTTCGCGGGATTGCGAGGGACGCCGGGGCCGTAGGCCGATCCGTCGTTGTAGACGCCTGTGAGTCGGATCAGCACGCGAGCCTCCTACTTCCGAAGTGCGAGAACGAACGCGCGGAACTCGTCGACGCCTGCGCTGTACTGCGCCTCGGCCATGCGCTGCCCGGGCGTCCATTGCTTGAACCGCACGGTCGCAGCGTGGAGCAGGCTGCTGATGCGGAGTGTCTGCTGGTGCTCTTCGATCGTGGGTTCCATCTCACACCTTGATGCAGGTGGCGATCTGCCGCCACGTCGTGCCTTCCAGCCGCAACGTCACCGCGCGGATGTTCGGCGTGCCTGTGGAGCAGTCGTATGCCTTCGACGCTGCGCCGTCGATCGTGTCGGCCCCGTTCGCCGTGAGCGTCATAATCTGCCCGCCCTGATCGTTCACGAAGGTGCACTCGAACCCCTGCAGGATGGTCGCCGATGGAGGCAGTGTCGCGTTGAACGCGAGACCACCGTTCGACAGGAACATCCGCTCGTACAGGAAGGTGAGCAGGATCCCTGCACCGGATGCAGAGCCACTGGAGCGCACCGTGGCCGGCGAGAAGGCGGACGTGTTCGACGTCACGCCGGTCCCGAGCACCACCGCCGTGTTGCACGACACACCGTCGAAGCTGTTGATCGCGCCGCCGTTGAGCACAATCGGCGTGCCTCCGCTGAGCCCCGTGATCTCGACGTCCTTGAACGAGATGCCCGAGCCAGCGAAGCCGTACACCGCGCAGTTCTCGAGCGCGGCGAGCGAGATCAGGCAGCCCCACAACTCCACGTTGCACGCTGCGGTCGTGATCTCAATGCGCCCCGCAACGCGACTGTTCCCAGTCACGCGCACGCTGCCGCCGCCGTCCATGCGGATGCCGGACGGCGGTGCACCGATCACAGCGCTGCCACCTTCAATCTTGGATCCCTGTCCGACGATCACGTTCGTGCTCGCAGCGCAGTAGATCCCGTGCCCGTTCACCGAGCCGCTGTTCTGGCAGTTGTAGAGATGAAGCTCTCCACCGTTCAGCACGTTGAACGCATCGTTCCCCGACGTCGCAGCGAGCGCGTTCGCGAAGACGTTGTAGCACTCGTAGGTCGAAGAGCTGAGCGCGACCGCACCGAAGAAGATGCTGTCGACCACGACAACGTCCTTCACAGCGACGTATGCCGCCACGCTCGCCATGGTCAGCGTGCCGTTGATGATGACCTGAACGATCTGGCCTTCACCCTTGAGCGACACGTTCTCCGGCAGCGTGACGTTCTCGGTGTAGTAGGTGCTCGGATCGAGCAGCGGCCCGGGCTTCGGCAGCACGATGACGACACCGCCGCCATCGTTCCCAGCCGCGCTCGCAGCGGCTTGGATGGTCTGGTACGGCGCCCCGGATCCCGCAGGCCCGACGAGATAGCGCGACAGCCCCATGAACGGATCGAAGTCGCCGCCATTGAACAGCAGTTGCACAACGCCGCCGCCCGAAGCGATCACCGTCGCGATCTTGCGACGGATGGTCCCGGGTGAACTGCTCAGCGTGCCCGCTGTGTCGTTGAGATAGACCGCCGTGCCGACCGGTGTGTCGATCATCGACACGCCCTGGAACAGCCCGTACACCCGCACGCGCACGAGGTCGCCGTTGTTGAAGGCGTTCGCGCCGCCGACCTTGCCCTCGACGATGCCGAGCTGCCCGGCCTGCCCCGCCATCGTTGCAGACGACGCCTTCGCGATGGAGGGCAGGTACTCCGCGCCCGGCATACCGACTTTGATCTGCGTGCGCGTGTTGACCATCACGACGTCGCCGCGGTTGCCTGCGTAGCTCGCGATCATCACCTGGACGCCCGAGTCTGCGATGAGCGCGTCGAGCGCCTGCAGATTCGCGTTCGCGTCGCCCTTCCAGCCGACAGACGGATCAGCCTCGATCGTCTCCTGCGCGGCAGGATCACGCAGACGCGACTTCATCTGCCGCACGGCGACGACGACCTGCTGGACGGACTCGCTACCGAGTCCGTGGTTCACGTCGAGACGGATGAGGTAGGTGCCCTCCTTCTTCGGCGTGAACGTCGGGTTCTGCACCGTTGTCGAGCTGAGCGCGTCCGCGGCCCCGGCAGGCTGATCGAGTATCGACCAGAGGTACGAGACCTCGCCGCCGTTGTTCACGTTGTCGAGCTGAACGAGCGTGTTGATCGGCAGGTCCGTGTTGCTGCCGATGACGCCGTTCACCTTGATGACTGCCTGGGCCACGGATCACCTCACTGTGCGGTCGGGATGATGACGCTGATCGAGACGTGCAGCTTCGCGAGGAAGTTCAGGTCGAACACGTGACCTGTGGGGTCGAACTCGACGGGCGAGAACTGCACGTGCAGCACGTTGCCGTGAACGTCGAACGTCGGCACCGGATCCGGGAAGCGCTGGTTGATCGCCGATGCAGGCTGCGAGATGAGCGGCTGCAATGACATCGTGTTCTGCGCAAGCGCGAGCGGTTTGTATACGTTGACGCCGAACGACGCACCGCCGATGTAGTTCAGCGTGATGTTCACGGTCGGCATCGTGGGCGAGGTGAGCGGCACGCCACCGTTCGCGCTCGCGAGACGGTGCAGGTCCGGGCCTTCGAGGTAGAAGTCGATCGCCCACTGCCCGCCACCGACCGGCGTCGTCGCGATGAGCGCTTTGTAGCCCGGCGGAAGCGACTGGCTGCCGCGGATGATGTTGCCGATCGTGCCCGAGCCGACGACGAGATCGACGAGCGCTTCGACGCCAGCGACCAGCACGCCGTTGGGCGAGAACGTGCGTCGCACGTCAGTGATGTTCGCAGCGGTGAGCGCGACCGCACCCGCAGGCACATAGACCTGCGCAACGGCGGTGTACCCCGCATCGACAGCAGGAGCCGCAGGCGTCGCACCCGGGGTGCCTTGCTTGTAGTTGATCGCCGCGACGCCGCCGAAGCTCAGCGAGCTGTCGATCGCCCACGTGAGCGTCTTGTTCACGAGCTCCGGCAAGAACTGCTTCGCGATGAGATCGAACACGTCGCGCGTCTGCGGGTTCGTCGAAGGCTGCCGCAGGTACGTCACCTCGATGAGGTCGATGCGAGGCTGCCCTGGATCCGCGGCGGGCACGGTGATGTTCTGCGGCGCGAGCAGCAGAATCGGCTTCTCGGGCGAGAGATCGTTCAGCCCCAGGACGCCGTTGATGTTTCCGGGCACGTCTGCCGGGTTGTTCAGGAACCCGAGACCCGAGCGCAGCGTCACCGTCATTCCGGCGACGTCCGCCTTCAGCGAGTCGGCAATGAAACCCGTCGGCGCAAGCACGCCGCTCGTGCTCGAGAACGGCCCGTGCATCCCGAACATGAGCTGCACGAGCTGACGCAGGGAGTAGTCCTCCTGCGCTGCCTGCGCATTGTTGTCGTTGGTGAGCGGCCGCTCGCGCGGGTTCCATACGACTCGATCGAAGGGATTGTTCGCCACGGTCCTACCTCACTGGCCTTGGAGTTCGATGAGAGCGCCGACGCCGCCGGCGCTGATGTCCTGAATGAGCTGCCAGAACGCAGCGTAGATGGCGTTCTTCTGCACGTCCACGCCGTCATAGAAGCCGTGGAACACGCCCGTGATGTCCGACGGCATATCATACGCCGCAGTCCCGCGATGCCCGAGCATCGTGCCGACGACCACTTCCTGGTCAGTCTGCGTGGTCGCGGTGTCGTCGAAGACCATGCCCCAGTCCTCGAGCGTGGGGAAGTTCGGCACCGCGACGACGAACGCTCCGCGCGCTTCGAGCTCGTCGAGCCAGCGGTTGAAGTACGGCAGCGCGTTCGCAGGCCGCGTCGGATCGTTCGGGTCCCACGCCAGGCGCGGGTCATCGTACGTGAACAGGTTCGGATCGTAGTTCGGGTTCCAGTTCGGATCGTAGTGGGGGCTCCCCGGGTCGATCTGCGGCAGGTACGTCGGTGACCCTGCGTTCGGCGACGGTGCGTCGAAGCACGTCTGGTAACGCACGTCCCACAGCTCCTCGAACGCGACCTGCATCCCGTACGGTGCGAAGAACGCAGTCATCGCGCGCACGATCGCGTCCGGCGACACGGTGTCGGGGAGCGTACGAATGCGCAGTGCGTAGGCCGGGTCGAGCTCGCCGACGTGACGGATCACGCCGCGATCCTCACCGAGCCCGTCGAGCATCGGGTCCGCACCGCCCTGCGTGTCCACGATCTGCTGCACGATGATGGTCGGGTCGATGAACGTCGGGACCGTCGGCGCCGCCGGCGCGGTCTGGACGAAGTGTCGAATCGTGTCGATCTCGCCTGCGAGCGTCTCGCCGCGGCTCGTGACGACGCGCCCTCGCACGTTCCACTGCCAGCCCGGAGCGACGGCCTGCACCGTCGCAGCGATCGGGCCGAGGTCGAGAGCGCCGAACACTGCGTCCTGCGTGGTGACGAAGTCACGCCCGCCCTTCGACGTCGTGATGACTGTCCCCGCCTTCACGATCACAGCACCCGCAGCCGCGCTCGGGCGCAGGAACTCGACAGTGCCTGTCGCGAGCGCACCACCGGTAGCGAACATGATGATCGCGCCCTGCTCGAGACGAGAGACTGCGGAGCTGATGCGCGCACCGACAGCGGCGTACGCCTGGAGCATCTCGTAGCCGCTGCCCGCGCCGGTCTTCAGGGGCGCGATCCAGTTCGCGTCCATGATGCGATCGAACACGCCGAGGAAGTACGCTTGCGCGTGCTGCACGACGGGCGCGGCAGACGACGGCCCGGCCGTCGGGAACACAGGGATCAGCGACCCCGGATCTGGCAGCGGTGGAGGCAGCGCAAGCGTCCACGACGTTGCGAGTACAGTCTCTCCACCAGCCACGTCCTCCGCGTAGACGGTGACGGTAGGAGCGTCCGGCCACACCGGGTTCCGGCAGACCGAGTAGTGGAAGCCGCCGGCGATCGCAGTCCGCGCGCTGGTTGCACGATATTGCTCCGTGAAGTTGGTGCCATCGTGGACGAGCTCGGTCGTTCCTACCCCCGGGTACGTTGCAGTGACGAAGACGCGGAGCAGCCCCGCGACCGACGTGACGTCGAACGACACAGGCGTGTTCGACGCCAGCGGCGTTCCTGCGGCAGGTACGATGTTGTTGATGACCGGCGGCACCTGCTACCTCACAGCGAGTCGGGGTTGCTCGTGCTCTGGATCGCCTGGTCGGGGAGCTGCCCGACCGCGAGCACGAAGGCCATGGACGTGCGCAGCACCTGCAACGGTTGCGTGATGACGTCGCCGGTCGGGCTGACGATCTCGGTCCCAGTCACCACGAGCCCCTGCACTCCGCGCAGCACGGAGATGAGCGAGGTGACCGTCATCGGTGCACCCGACGGCAAAGAGTTCACGTACGCCACAATCGCAGCGCGTGCGGCAACGGTGGTCGCTGCGATGTCCGCGCCCGCGAGGAACGAGAGCGCGAGCTGCACGGGTTGGATCACGACGGACGCGACGCGGACGTTGATGAAGATGCCCGCAGCGCGCGTGTCGCTCAGGCCGTCGAAGACCTGCTGCGAGAGGATCTGCGACTGCGTCTGATACGTCGCCGGCGTCGGCGACAGGTTCACGAGCGAGTCGGTGAACTGGTCGGCGATGATGAGCTGCACCGCGCGCGACGGGCGGCCCATCATGTCCAGCACCTCGAACGCGGTCGCAGTCACCACGCCCGCAATGTCCAGCGCGCGGGACTGGATCGCAGCGATCGTTCCACGGCGTGCCGTGGTGAAGAACGAGCGGGCACGGGCGCGGAGGCTGTCGTCCGTCTCGTCGTCCGTTGCGCCAGCCGTCGCGACGGCGTTGGTGACCGCGAGTCCGGCCGGCGCTCCGGTGATCGGTGTGATGATGGACGTGATCGTGCCGATCGCTGCCTGCTGGCTCGACCCGGCGAGTACGGAGCGGATCGCGACCGTGATCGGTCCTGCGGTCCCGGCAGGGAACGTCGTGGTGACGGTCGTGATGTACTGCCGCCCGTCGCTGGTCCCGAGGACTGTGCCGGCGGGGATCGAGAACGCCCCCGCTGCGGGTGCGGCGAGCGAGAAGTTCACCGAACCGACGGCAGCGGACGCGACCTTGCGGACGATCCCGTAGCGATCGAACACGAGCCGGTCGAGGTCCTGCCCCGTCGCGGAGTCGAGGAACAACGAGGCCGCGACGAGCGCGAGCTGCCCGGTGACTTCGTCACCGACAGCGGCCGCAGCGGCATTGAAGATGTTGGTCTCGGTGCCCGGTGTATCGACAACGGCTTCGGTGAGCTTCGCGTTGCGCGCGAGCATCTCGTCCCGGCCGATGCGGAACAGGTCATCGAACGATGGAAGGTCAGGCATGGCTCGGCTCCATCATAGCTGCACACCGCCATTCAGGGAGAGGGACTGCACGACCTGCACCGTGCTGCCGGTGTTGGTGAGCACCGCGTCCACTGTGATCGTGAGGATGCCGAGCGCGTTGTTCCACGTCGTCTGCACGCCTGCGCTGTCGATCACAGGGATCGCTTCAATCGTACGAATCAGATCTGCTTTCAATCGTCCCAACTTCGACGGTGTGACGATCAGCTTATTGTTCATTCCAAAGCCGTAATCAGGCAGATGGAAGAACCCGCCAACGCTCGTCGTGATGGCGCGGATGATGAGCTTCTCGGCGAGCGCTGCACCGCCCTCGGTCGCGTAGTCGCCGCCGGGTGTCGTAGTGACGGTGCCTGGCACGCCCGCAGTCTGCGGATTCGCGGCGTCGAAGTCAGTGACGCCTGCGTCGTCGTACGGCTTGCTCGCAGCCTCGAGTCCCGGGAACGTGAAGCTCTCGGGTGAGCTGATCGTGTTGCCCGATGCGTCGACGAGCGTCGTCGAGCTGACCGTGTGCGAGACCCGCCACCCTGCAAGGGGCTCGAGTGTGCGGATCTCGAACTGAATCGAGGACAGCATGCGCACGGTGAGGATCGTGAGCTGCGCGCCAGTGTCCCCGCGCACGATCGACCACGTCTGCGGGTTGAGCGCATCGCCGACACTGATGGAGGACTGCGCGAGCGGTGGCTCGGTCAGCGTGGCAATGACTGTGTGCGTGCTCGTCGCCATCGCGAACGTGAGACCGAGCGGAGGTCCGCCGCCGAGGCCACCCAGTCCGCCCCACGGCCCCAGCCCGAACGTGCCTGTGCCCCACGCTCCGCTCATTGACCCTTCACCTTTGTCGAGAGGTAGGTGGTGTGCGCGTCTTGGAAGATCGAGATGGAGATACCGAACTGCGCAATCGCTGTCGCCAGTGTGCTCGCTGCGGTCGCAGCCTCGGAGTGGAGCACAGGGTTCGTCGGCGTACCGGTTCCCAGCGCCGTAGCGTACGCGGCGAGCGCAGACTGCATGGTGTTGAGCGCGGTGAGGAAGTCGCTCAACGAGTTCGCGTAGTCGTTACCCCTCACGTACGCCTGCGAGCCGTCCTGCATCTTCACCAGGGCGCCGGCGGTGAGGTTCACGTTCGTATTGCCCTCGACCGTAATGTCGATCTCACCAGTGTCGCCGGACGTGATGAGGCGGAGCTTCTGCCCCGGCTCGACGCGGATCACACGATCGTTGGTCGGTACGTCCGAGCCGTTGTCCTGCTGCGCAGCCTTGAAGTCGGCGCTGGGATGGTCCGCACCGCTCCACATGCGCGCGATGATGACGGGTCCGGTGTTCGGGTCGCCGTTCGGCACAGCCACGAGCACGATGTCGTCGACGTGCAGCGGTGCCCAGTCGCCGAAGCCGTTGCCTGCGTACGAAGTGCCTACGAGCGCAGTCTCGAGCTCGCCGGTCGGCATGAACTTCACGTCCGCGAAGATCCCGTGGACCGAGTCGAACCCGAGCTGCACCACCGATGCGAGCGTGATCCACACCCGCGGGTCGATCCCCGGGCGCTGCACGAGCGCGCTGAGACGCGACGGATCGAACGTGCGACGGATGCTGCTACGCGGTGCCATCAGCCACCGCTCCCGCCGTTCGTGTTCACGGCCGCAGTTTCGAGCGCACCGAGGATCGCGCCCGCAGCTCCCCCGAGCGCCGCCGTTGCGCCGCCGGCGACGGCGACCGCGACGATCTCGCCTGCGGTGGTGCTCACGCCGTCGGGGACCATGCGCGCTTCGTAGTAGTTCTGGAAGTCGAAGTCGATGTCCAGCGCCTCGGCTGCGGTCCAGGTGTACTTCACCGTGGACACGCGGAACGCGCGCTGCGTGGGGGCGCTCTGCCCGCGCGAGGTTGCGACGATCACCTCGGCCAGCCGTCGGTCGCCGATGCGCGAGGCGATCTCGTTGACCTGTGCCTCGAACGGTGTGCGGTAGTGGTCGGTCACAGTGGACACGAGGGGCTGGCGCGCCCGCAGCTCCCGCACGTCGGTGTAGAACTCCACCGCGTCTCCGGGCTGCAACCGCAGCAGGTCAGGGTCAGAGTTGTCGCCGCCGAGCGACGCCAGGTTCCGCGTGCTCGCGTTGCCCGTGAACTCGAGCCGGGCGATCTGCTCGTACAGGTTGCGCGCGATCTCCTGCAACCGTCCCTGGTCATGGATGCCTGGCACGGGCAGCGTGAGGATCTCCTCCTGCGACTGCTGCCCGCCCGGAGCAGTGCGGTTGCGGCGCGCGGCTGCGGGTGCAGTCGGCATCGGCCACTGCGCCTGAATCACGTTGTCCAGGCCGCGATGCAGCGCCGTGACCGATACGCAGCGCACGGTCTTCGGCTTCGCGTATCCGCCGAACTTGCGGCTGAAGTGCAGCTTCTGGATGTCGCGCCCGTAGACGAGACGGCGCACGTTGAACGTGGTGTTCGTGCCTGGAACGGTGCGCGGCTGCCCGTTCGCGAACGGCGTGCGCACGGTCGGGTCGAAGCCCGCGCGCGACTGATCGAAGATCGACCGCGCGGGACGGATCACGAGCGCGGTGCCACGGAAGTACGGGATCGCCCCGACGACATAGCAGAGCTGCACGATCAGATCCCAGAAGCTCATGTTGTTCGAGTCGCCCGGAAGCGACGCACGCCCGCCCGCGCGCTGCCCGCGTGCCCCACGACGATGGCGCGGGACCAGGTCCGCTGCGCTCGGCGCAGGGACAGTCTCGTTGGGCCACTCGGCAGGGTTCGTCTCGACGCTGAACTGGCCGAAGAGCAGGTTGTAGCTGAGGAGCTGCTTCACGACCGTGTTGATCGGCTGCGAGAGATCGAGCTGATCGAGGATCGTGGCGAGCACCCCGGGGGCGACGCCGATCGGTGTGTCCAGCAACGGAGCGCGCATATCGCGTCCGATGAGCGAGACCTCGGCACCGCGGTCCGCCTCATCCACGTCCCACTGGTCGACGTAGGCGACCATCACGAGCGTGTCCTGGCGCGGGTTGCCGTTCGCATCGCGCGTGCGGAGTGTGGACGCGCGCGAGCCGTCGCGTTCCGAGCGCACCATGCCCCGGGCGAAGTCTGCGTGGCTGACCGACCCGAGATGGATCTCGACGGCGCACGCCTGCACCGTCCGCGGGTCGATGGGCAGGTCGCGAAAGTCGAACGTCGCGTTGAACGTGCCCGCCTGACGATACCCGGGGAGCTCCACGGACAGGTGCTTCGGCTGGCGCGAGTAGATGAACGACGCCTGCTGCGAAGCGCGTTGCAGCATTGCCGGCTCCTGCGTCGGCTGTCCGCTGGCACCGTCCTTCGGGACCCTGACGTTGTTGTCGACAGTGTCCGGTGGCGGCGGGTTCGCGTTCGGATTCAGGCTCTCGTCGAAGTAGAGCTTGAAGTTGACCGCGCACGCTGGTCGGAAGGTCGGCATCAGGTCGCCCCCGACGTGAGTCTCGGCACGAGCACGAGCTGACCGCGCGACAGCCGTGTCCCCGAGAGTTCATTGAACACGAGCAGTGGGCGCCACTGCAGACGCGAGCCGTAGAAGCGCTCCGCCACCGTGCGCAGGTCATCTCCTTCGCGCGCCGCATACACCCCGATGAGCTGGCTCTGGAGCGTGCGCGCGAGGGCAGCGCGCCGGGCAGCGGCCGTGCGTGCAAGCGTGCGCGCAGCACGGCGCGAGGTCGCAGCGTACGCTTCCGCGGCCACGACCTTGCCCAGCGGCAACGCTGCAATAGACCCCACAGCGGGGTCGCCTCCGCTCACGAGAGCGCGGGGTGGCTGCGCGTCGAAGGTCGCTGCAACACCGCCCGCGGTCGCGACCACGTTGTTCGTGGCTGCGAACACGCGACGTGCGGAATCGGGCGGCGTGGTGACGCCGGTGTACTGGACAGCGACGGCGTTCGCAGCGTCCTTCACTGCGTCCGCGATCGACGCGAGGCCCTCGAGCAGCTCGGTGTTGAACTTCTGCGGCACCGGCATCGGCGCCTTCATCGCTGCGTTCTGCAGCTCGTTGTTCTGCCCCGTCATCAGCGCGCTGGTGTCGGCTGCGGAGTTCACCTGATCGAGCACTGCGGGAGCGGTGTGCTCGCCGAGCGAGATCCACTCGAACTCCATCGTCCATGCGCAGTCCTTCAGGTTGTGCCACTCCTGACGGAACTTCGTGAGGTAGCCGCGGCGCGTGATCTCGTTCCAGGTGACTTCGATCTCCTGCCCCTGGCGACGGATGTCGTCCATGAGCTTCACCGCAGCCATCGTGGTCGTGATCTGGTCACCGTTGACCACGAAGGGCGCCGTGTTCCCGACGTTCGGGCCGGAGAGATACATCTCCTTCCAGAAGCCGTTGATCGACGTCGTACCCTCGCTCGCGCCCAGTACGGTGCCGGTGCCCTCCGGGTTGCCCGGGTTCCACGTGATCTCGACGCGCTGGTTGCCCTCGAGCGAGAACGGCCGGTACGGCAGCGCGCGCCCTGCGAGTGTGACGAAGCGCTCGAGCCCGGTGAGCTCCCGGATCTCGAAGACTGCGGCTGTGAGGATGTTGACGTCCGTGGTCATGGCACCACCGCGTGCTGCGGTTCGAGCTGTCCGCTGAGACGACGATCAGCCGACCCTGCGATGTCGCGCGCGAACGCGACCGCGATGCGATCCGGGTCGTATCCCTCCGTGAACTTCTGCGTGATGTCGAAGCGCGAGTAGCGGAAGTCCTGCACCGTGTGCGCGCCCCCTCGCGCCTGCGGCGTGGCGTGCGCTGCATTCCGCATCGCGTGTCGTGCGGTCGCGGTGATCGCGTTGCCGAATGAGTCGACCATCTGATGGAAGCCGCGCGAGGCGTCGCCCATCCCGCCGAGCTCGGTTGTGTCTGACGGCTTCGCTTCGCGGTTCACGGAACGGTTGCGACCCGAGAGCGCCTGCTCGATCGACGTCGCCTGATTGTTGAGCAGTCGGTCGTGCGCCGAGTCCACGAGTCCGAGCGTCACCATGCTCGTCAGCGCGTCCTGCACGGCGGTGCTGACGGTCTCGCCCGACACACGCCCGCCGGTCGCGCGCGAGATCCAGTCGCCGAGGCGCGACACCCACGTGTCCAGGTTCAGCACGACCGAGGACACGGCGCTCGCGAGACCGCCGAGCGCCTGCCCTGCGAGCGAAAACGCAGGGGACAGCGCGCCGCCCACGATCGAGGCGAGTGCGCCGAAGCGCTCCCCGATTGGCCCGACGACTGTCTGCACCGTGTCCGTGAGCCCCTGCAGCGCAGGCATGGCAGCGGCGATACCCTGTTGCAGCCCCTGCCCGAGCGACTCCACGCCCGACATGACGCCCGGGAGCGCGTTCGCGACCATCGAAGCGAACGAGGTCGAGAGCTGCTCGCTCATCGACCAGAGCGGCCGCAGCGAGTCCATGAGCCCTGAGCCGACCGTCGTCATGCGGTCGAAGATCCCGACGAGCTCCTCGGTGTGATCGCGGAGCAGCGCAGTCACACTGCTCACCAGCATGCCGCCGCCCGGTCCGAGCGCGACGCGCCCTGCGACTGCCGCCATCGAGCCGAGGTGCTGCGAGGCGAAGCCTGCGACGCGACCTGCGCCCTCGCGCATGGACTCGAAGCGGCTGTGCAGCTCGCCCGCCATGTGCACCGCGCGGTTGAACCCACCGACGATCTGCTCGCTGATGTTGCGGCCGATGTCCTGGATGCGCTCCTGGTTCTGACCGAGCAGGTCGTTGATGCTGCTGAGCGCGTGCTTCGCGGCGTCGAACAGCGGTGCGGTCGCCGCGCGCGTCATCTGCGTCGCGTACTGCGAGAACGTGCCGGAGATCGCGTCCCACGTGTCGCCCATGCGATCGAGGAGCGGCTGGTAGGAACGCATGAAGGCGAGCAGGTGCTCGTGCCGTTGCTGCACGTTCATGTGATTGAACGCTTCGGCCGAGATGTGCTGCTGCCCTGCGATCGTCTGCCAGAGACGGACCTCCGCACCCGCGTGCCCTTGCAGGATGCGCATGAGGTCCATGCCTGCCTGCTGCGCGTCCTCCTGGTTCGACGCGGCGATGGCAGTCATGTGATTCGTGAAGTTCGCGATCTCGTCCATCGACCCGAACCCGGCGTTCATCGCTGCGGGCAGGGCGGTACGGAACGCTGCGATGTAGTCCTCGGCGGAGCCGGGGAGCGCGGCCGCGTCGCGGTTGATCTGATCCATCAGGCGCGCGGACTCGGACATGCCCTCCTCGAACGACCCGACGGCGCCCATCGACACCATCGTTCCGACGATCGAGTTCCGCATGCCCTCGGCCGCGGACTGCATCTCCATCATGCTGCGCGCCGCCATGCCGACGCCGGCGACGCTGAGCATGGCGGTGAGCGGAGCCGCGAGCCCGCTGAGGGAGCGAGCAGCGTTCTGCGCCGCGCCCGCCATGCTCCCCAGTGCACGCTGCGCCGACGCGATGCCGCCGACCTTGAACAGGGTCTCTACTGTCCTGGTCACGTCAGCCATCAGTCAGGGTCCTCCCGTTCGGTCCTTCGGAGATGAGGATGCGCGCGATGGCGTCGTTGAACTTCCGCAGTTCGACGATCGTGAGAGCCCGCCCCAGGGTCATCTGGGGCGGTGTGCTCCCGTAGCGCGCTGCGTATGCGATCGCGTCCCAGAGACCGTCCTCGACATCCCGCAGCTCGTCGCGGACGGTGGCGATGGCTACGAAACCTAGACCTGGATCTCGCAGCTCTCGAGAAAACCGACGGCTTCCTCGTCCTTCGCGACGTGGTGCTTGGTGTACGCACGCACGATGAGGTCCCGCATGATCGGGTCCATCTTCGCCCACTCACGCTCGGCGGTGCCGTTGAACGTGCTGACGACCATCTTCGAGCTGCCGCGCTCGATGAGTCGCAGCGATTCCTTCGCGAGCTCCTGATGGAGCGCGACCGCGCTGCCGTTGACCGCTGCGGTGCGATCGACGGCGAGCATCTGCTCTCCGGGCAGGAGCTTCACGATGCCGATCTTCGTGATGCCGTCCGCGATGGACACGAGGCCCTTCGGGATGGAGTGCACGTACATCGGACGGCTCTCGGCCGCCGGCGCTGCGGGGTTGTTGGACTGCGCTGCGAGTTCGGGATTGAGGATCGTCGTCGACATCTCAGATCACCTGCGCGTCCATGGCTTCCCACGGGAACTTGATCGTGCCGAAGTCCGAGCGCGATCCGAAGTTCATCGGGATCTCACCGGCCGAGATGTCGGGAACGACGACGCGAGCCTTCGTCCCGCCACCGAAGTTGATCGTGGCCTTGGTGTTGATCTGCACACCTGGCTCGCGACGGCGCGCCTTGTTGATGAACGCAGTGACGATGTTGAAGATCGCCTTGTTCTCGAAGTGGAACTCCTGCGATCCCGAGACGCCGCGGTAGATCGAGTCGCGACGGTCGCTCGTCTCGCCGAGGTAGCCTTCCTTCTGGATCTCGAGCTGCCAGCCCATCTCGAACGAGCGCACATCGGTCGTCGCGATCTGCGGCACGTTGTCGACAGCGAACAGGGTCTCGACTTCCTGCCCACGTACGCGGTTTGCCATGACGGTCTCTCCGGGTTGAAAAGGAAAAGGCCAGGAGGGCCTTGCGGCTGTCTCCCGGCCCTATCCGCCCTCGCAAGGGCGTGTGGTCGGCGTTGGGTCCGTATCCCAGCGAAGCGATGATACCGCCCCCTACGGGGAGCGCAAGGGCTACCGGCGGTTCGTGATGACGACGCCGGCGCCGATGCTCGTCTGAAGGACGAAGTTCTTCTGCGACTGGAGCAGCGTGACCTGGACCACGAAGACCGTGATGCCGGCCGCTGTGAGGTCCGCCGTCTGCGCGCTCGTCGGATCGACCGCGTAGTCCACGATGCGCTGCTGGGCCGGGTTGTTCGGCGACTTCAGCCCTTCGAGGAACGCGACGATCTCGCCGAACTCGGTCTCGATGAGCTGCGTCGTCTGATTGAGCTTCGAGTACGGCTTCATCGCGATCGCGATGCTGTCCTCGATGTAGTCGGCCATGCGGTCGCCCGCGATGTCGACTTCGCTCGAGACGAGGGACGTGGTGACGCCCGACTCGATCTCCGGCTGGTTCGTTCCCGGGTCGATGAACAGCGCGGCCACACCCGCTGCCTTCAGCGCGATGTAGTCGTTCATCTGCAGGTCGGGGATGCCGCGACCGTAACCCGTGACCGAAGCGAGCAGCGTCGGCACCGGCGGTGCCGTCTGGCCCGGGTTGTTCTCGGGCGGCAGGTTGGACTCGAGCGACGCGAGCCACTCGTCGAACGGCGTGTCGAGCGTGCCGTCGAGCACCGTGCTGCCGTCCGCGCCGGTGAGCGCGAAGCCGACCGCCTCGGGGATCGTCGTGGTGCAGTAGGGCCACGAGTAGTCGATGTGCTCGCTGCGGTTCGCGCCGACGCCAGGCTCGGTGTTCACGATGACCGAGCTCGTCGCCTGCACACCGAGATCCGGCGCGCAGATACCGCGGCGCGTGAGACCGGCCGCGCGTGCTGCGAGCACGTGCGCCTTGATCTTCTCGCGGATCGTGGCGCGCTTGCGCGACGCGAGCACGATCTTGATGCCGTTCGCCGGTGCCTTCTGCGAGAGCATCGCGTCGATCGCCGCCGTGTAGCGCGCGTCGAGCTGTGCGGTGCCGGCGCCGTTGTTCACATGGATGTTCGCGTCGTAGACGACGGAGTGGTTGCCAGCACCGTCACCGGTCGTCGGCGAGGTCATGCCCGTCAGGCCCGACAGCGGGTCCCACGCCGTGGCCGTGTCCGTCGACGGCACGACCGAGGGCGTGAGCGACGTGCTGATCGCGATGCTCGCGTCGATCGGGCGCACAGGCACGCTGAACCCGGACGCGGTTGCGATGGCGACGTGCTGCGAGCTGACCGCGCCCGCAGTGTCCGCCGTCGCTGCAACGTGGATGCGGTACGGCAGGTTGGTCGTCGGCGAGTTCGTCCAGTTGAAGTTCGAGCCGTCGAGCATCTCGAGTTCGAGGTGCGTGGCGTCGGTGACTGCCTGCACGCGGTAGGTGCCTGCGTTCGAGCCGAGCCCCAGCGCACCGCCGATGACGCCGAGGACGACGATGTCACCGACCTTCACGCCGTTCGCGATGAAGTTGCCGCCAGCCGACAGGAAGGTCTGGTGTGCAGCCGGACCACCGCCTGCCGTCACGCTGCCATCGACACCGGAGAGGTACGCCGCCTGCCCGCCGAATGAGAACGCGGACGCAACGCGCACGCGATGCCCGCCACCGTCGACGAACTGGCGACCTGCGGCGACCGTCGCAGCCTGCACCGGGACGATGGGCTGGGGGATCGTCGCGCTCTGGTTGGTCGGGAGGTGACGCCAGAAGCGCACGCCGTACGACGACTGCCCTGCAGTCGCGGGCGTGATGTTGTCGACCGGCACGCACACCAGGCCAGCGAACGCCTTGTTGCGGAGCGAGACGAAGCCGTTGCCCATCTCGCCGCCGAAGTTGCCGAGCAGCTCGTCGAAGCCTCCGAGCTTGTTCTGCACGTCCTGCGGCACGATGATCTGCACCGCGCGCGGGTTCGAGCTGATCTGCCCCGTCGTCGCGCTCACCTTCACCGCGTACGTGGCGTCGGCGAACTCGCCGGCGAGTCCGACGGTGCCCTGCTGGACACCGTTGATCGGCGACGGCGGCGGGAGCCGAACGATGACCGGCCCCTCGATCTGCGAGATCACATCGTTGCCCGGGTAGTACCCGTCGTAGCGTCGCACGAAAGACATCGCTCTACTCCTGCGTGGTGTTCACTCCGCGATGGCTCGCGGGAGTGCTTGAACTGTTGAACGACATAGGCACTCGCGTCTGCATACGAACGCCCGGACCCAGCACGCGCACCAAGGGCACGCGGCCCGTGAGCACGAAGACAGCCTTCCGATACCGACGCTTCGCGTCTTCTTCGGAATCAAGATAGCTCATTCCGAGCACATTGAATTCCGCAATCTGCCCGTGATAGTGCGGCAAATAAAGGCGGAAGCCGTAGAGCCACTCCACGGGATTGAATGCGTCCTCGAGCATGCCGACGACGGCCATGCGCTGCCCGGGATCCTGGCACCACAGCTCCACGGTGATCTGGAGCACGCACTCGTTGGGCAGGATGTACTGGGTGTTGGTCGCCCCGTCGGTGCGCGTCGTGGGCGTCATCGGCGACTCTTCGTCGCCGCCGTAGCTCATCGTGTCCATCGAGTACACCGCGGCAGAGGGGAACGCGAGACGCTCCTCCGCTTCGGCCCAGGTGTCGGTGACGTGCTTGAAGCGCTCGCTGCGCCCGCCGTCCCAGTCGATCGAGAGCTGCTCGATGTACTCCTGCAGACCGCGTGTCATCGCCGTGCGTGCGTCGGTCTCGCGCACGAGCGTGAACTCCGGTCCCGGCAGCGGCGCTTCGGGGCTCGTGATGAGCACGGTGCCACCGGGAGGCGGCGGTGCTTCGTTCGGGTCGCGCGTGTAGCTCATCGCCCCGCGCTCTCCGAGAGGACCTTGTCCAACTCCTTCTCGAACTCCTCGACGAAGAAGTCGGCCATCTTCCGCATCGCTTCCGGTGCGGTCATCACGTAGCGCCCCACGAGGCCGCGACGCGCAATCGCTCGAGCGATCGGGTATGCGGCAGCGCGTGCGTCCTTCTCGTCCAGCCCGAGCCGGCGCTGCGCCCAGCGTGCGATCGCCTCACGCGGGGGCACCTTGCCGGTGCGGCGACCGAGCTCGATCACGCCCGCGTACTTCGACGAGTTGTAGACCGACGCGCCCTGTGGCGACTGCCCCGTGCGCCACGCGCGCAGGTACGCACCGGTGTTGACTGCGCCGCCCGAGCCGATGCCCGAAGGGTTCGCCGGCATCGCGGTGCGGGTGCGTTGCTGCATGTACGCGACAGAGCGCATGGCGGCGGAGAGGGACGCGCGGCGCAGCACGAGGTTGAGGCGCGAGCCGAGCTTCTTCTCCAGCTTGCCGAGGTCGCCGAGGTTGACCGTGATCGCGACGGGGCCAGCCATCAGTCGCTCCCCGGCGTCCCGGTGACGCGATCGCGCTCCTCGCCTGCCTTCATCAGCGCCACCGACCACCCGAAGCGGGTCGGGTTGTAGTTCGGCACGCCGCTCACCGTGTACCGACGCTGCACCGCCATCTGCGGCAGCGGACGCGGGAAGGTGATCTCCCAGTAGAAGTTCTCGTCGCTCGGAATCGGCTCGCCCTGCGGCCCCACGCCCACGAGCTGGTCCTCCGTGTACGCCGGCGAGATGTCGGTCACACGGATGGTGCCGACTTCGTCGAGACCTGCGGACTGGAGCACCTGGTTCATCGAGTCAAGCGCCTGCACCTTCGGCGTCGGCAGGATCGGCGTCACCGAGACGACCTCTTCGGTGCCGTGGTTGCGGCGGCCACCGCTCCAGCGCGTGCGCACGAGCGACACCTGGTACGGCACGCCGCCGAGCCGCGTCCTCAGGTCGCGGATCCTGTCGGCTACGGGCGTGAGCTTCTGCACCAGCGTGTTCGCGTACTGGTCCCCGGTGAGGTTCGTGAATGGTGCGCGCGGCTTGGTCACATCCGCACCCGGCCGTTGCCGGCGCCGGCCCCGTTACGGAACCGCGCTGCGAACGGATAGAAGGGAACGCCGAGCGTGTCGCAGAGCAGGTTCGCGTAGAACACGAGCTCGCGGCGCAGCAGGTCGGGGTGCGTCTCGCCGCGCTTCGCATCGCGCAACGTCATGTCGCCCATGCGTGCTGCAACGAGGAAGTCCTGGGCCTCGACGAGCTTGCCGAAGATCAGGTTGTCGAGAATCCCGAGGATCATCTGCACGCGAGGCACAGCGATCGCCGGGACCTGGTTCATCGCCTCTTCGACAAGGAAGAGGGTCTGCATCGGAACAGCGAGACCGAATTGGAGCGAGGCGGCAGACGACGTCGAGACGTAGCCGAGATGGAACTTGACGCGGTCACGGTCCAGTGGGCTGAGCGACACGACGAATCACTACCTCCTCCAACGTCACTCGGGCATCGGCTGCAGGAGCACGCCCTGCGCGCGGAGCTGTTCGATGTCGTACGAATGGTTCGACACGATCTTGCCCTTGCGGAGCTGCGTCGACTGCCATCCCGCGTTGCCGATGCGAACGATCTTGTCGTTCAGCACTAGGTACTTCTGCTCCTTCACCGCGGGAGGCGGCGGAGGTGCAGGCGGCGGGGGCAGCGACTCCGACTTCGGAGCTTCGGGCTCGGGCGGCGGTTCGGGAGCCACGGCGGACTGCGCCATCACCGGTGTGCCGGCGGTCTCGCTCCCCATCTTCGCGAGCTCGAGCGGATCGCTGGGAGGGGTTGCGGTCGAGGGCTTCTTCGGTGCGGGTCCAGCCATGGCTTCCTTCCTTCGGACTCCTCCGCGTCTGTTCGCGCGGGGTGAAAAGGTGATGGCGGCGTCTGTGCGGATCGGTGTCTCGGTGTGACCGGCATAACCCTGCCGTGGGGAACCGAGTCTTGGTCTGCGCGTCTGCCAGGTCCGTGAAACTTGCGAGAGTCACTGCAACCCTTGAAGTGGTACGAGCGCCGAAGCGCTGACTACTTCACGCCATCGGAGACAGGGAGCGGTTCCATGGTCAATGACCAGGGTTTGCTCCCGAACAGGGTGGAGGATCGAACGCAGGAGACCAGTCCTGCACGGATCACAGCACCCAAGGGACGACCGACCATTGGCACGGTCCGGCCCCGAAGGGACAGACACAGGTCGGGTGAGTGCCGAGCTGCCTTGCCGGGCGTGCTCGAAAGAAGAACCGAAGGTTCTTCGCACTCGAAGGTGGGCCCGAAGGCCCACACACCTTGCCGGCGCTACGCGCCGGTTGAACGTACACCGCCTCCTGCGGTTTGAGCTGCGCCCGCTTTCGCTGCGCGGTCCGTATTGCATGGCAGTTCGCGCAGACAAGATCGCACTTGGCGATCTCCGCGAGAACGCGCGCATGCGTCGACCGTGCCCGCATGCTGATGTTGAACGACTTCATTTCGCCAGGCCGATGATCGAACTGCATGCACTCCGACGGAAACGTTCCGCCGCAATCCATGCACGGCTTCGCTTTCTGCTCGGCAAGCCACGCAGCCTTTTGGCGCATGTGCTTGCGCGAACGTACACGCGCGGGCGAGTCCGGGTGTGCCTCGGCGCGTGCGTTTTGCTGCGCGCGCACCTTGGAGCGATAGTCCGGGTCGGCCATCTTCCTGACCGTCCACTCGCGCATGTAGGCGTTGTATCGCAGCCGCTGATGGTAGTCCGTGAGGGACTCCCCTAGCTTCTGCGGTGACGCCGGGGCAGTGAGTGGTTGCGGACATCGTGTGTACCCGTGGTCTCCGTTACAGATCTTGCAGCCCATGCGCTGAGCTACCATGCCCAGCGCACAGACTACAAGCGTTCGTCACGCATGCACCAACGAAACAAAGCGCTTGTAGCGCGCCGCGTCGCCCGTGGCGGCGTCCGTGCGGACAGGCCAGTCGGCGAACAGCGACCACGCCATCGACACGATCTGCTGGAGGCGGTCGATCGGGGCGCGGATGATGAGCTTGATGCGCTCGCTCAGCACCTCGATGCCGTTGTTGGAGATCGACGGCTGACCGACCTTGCCGTTCAGACCGGCTTCGGTGATGAGCGCGTCCTGGTCCATCCAGTATTCGTAGATGCCGCCCTGGCCCGTGAAGAGCGCGCGGAACAGCGGCGTGCCGGTCGCGGCGTTGCCGTTGTTGAACAGCTCGGGCGCGAACGGATCGCGCTGATCGAACGTCGCCGTCGAACCACCGACCACCGTCGTCGACTGCGGGCACTCGGTGTTGTTCAGGAAGAGGATCCCCATGAACTCGCCGAGGGCGTACTGCCGATAATAGTAGTAGTCCGGCAGCGCCGTGTTGAGGCGCTGGAACTCGGCGGTGTCGTACAGGCGCGCCTGCGTCACCGGGCTCATGTGGCAGTGGTAACGGCCGTCGGGATGGACGGGCACGTTGTTCTGCTGGAGGTTCGTGAGGCACGAACGCACGTCCGTGAACGTGGGCACGTCCGTCGAACCGACGTCGTCGACCTTGTTGCCGCCGCCGACGAGCACGAGATCGCTGCGGTCGATCGTCTTCACGAACGCGCGGTCGAGCACGTTGGTGACGTTGCCGCTCAGCGTGATCGTGCCGGGGCCGGTTTCGTCCCCGGGGGTGTCCGCCTGGAACGCGATGATGCTGAACGTCGCCGCCGCGCCGTTGTCGAAGATCGAGACGGACAGCGGGTTGTTCGTCGACACGAGGTCGAACTTCACCTGCGCGCCGTTCGCGAGGTTCGGATTGCGGGCGCGCGTGAGGCCGTTGAGGCGCTTCACGCGGATCGTCGCGACGCCGGCGAACGGACCGTCGACAACCGTCCAGCCGGACTCGGCCGCGTTATACATGCGGTCGCGAACGGCGCGGTTGATCGCCTGCGACGCCGCGAGACCGAGGCGACGCGCGTTCGACAGGAACAGCTTGCCCAGCGCCACGGCGTCGGTCGGCATCGCGGTGTCGATGGCCGGCTTGCCGTACTGCTGGATCTGGGCCGTCCACTGCTCGAACGGAGCGGTGGCTGTGTCCGGGTCCTGTCCCGGGATCAGCGGCGACGCATCCGGCGGGATCAGACCTTCACCGGTGAACACCATCGTGTCACCGACGTTGCCCGGCCACTTCTGCGGCACAGCCTCGCCGCGGAACATGAGGCGGGGGAAGAGCGCGTTGTGGAACACACGCTCGAGGAGGCCGTCCTGCACGATGGCTCGGACGGTGGGTGTCTGCGCGATGACAGAAAAGTCGGGCACGGTTTCTCTCCTGGTACGCCCACCATCCGGGTGAGCGGTCGTTGCTTCGTCTCTTCAAGGCACCGCGCAGTCTTCGCCGTGCCCTGCGAATCAGTCTGCGAGGGTCGGATCGAGTCCGAGTTCCTCCATGCGCTTGCGCAGCTCTGCCGGGCTCATGTCGCGGGCGTTCTTCGCACTGCCGTTTGCGGGCGGTGCAGGAGGCGCCGGGTTCGCTCCGGGCTGCTTCGTCGCCGGCACGCCCGAACCGTTGCCGGTCGAGGCAGGCTTCACGACGGGAGCGGGAGCTGCGGTCTGCTCGCCGAAGAGGTACGGGCGCTGCTCACGGAGCTGGTCCCAATACTTCGCTTCGTCGAACTTCGCGAGGCGGTCGTGGTACGCCTTGTTGTCTTCGCCTTCCATGCGCTGCGGAATCGACTTGCGCAGGAGTGCGACGGCAACGTCAGGGTCCTTCACACCGGCCTTCACGGCGCTCAGATGGAGCTCGAGCTCACCCTGCTTTTCGAGCGAGGTGCGTTCGATCTCGCGCGCCTTCTTGGCGAGACGCGAGTTCTCCTTCTGGAGCGTACGGACGCGGTCCTCCAGCTCCTTGATCTGGCGCTGGTAGGCTTCGGCTTCGCGACGGCTCGCACCGTTGCTCTGCCCGCCTTGCGCCGGAGCCTGTTGCTGAGGACGGCTTGCGGGAGCGCGCTTCGCCTGTGCCGCTGCCTGCTTCATCTCCTCGTAGGAGTTGAAACCGGCAGCCTTGGCTTCGGCGTCGAGCTTCGTCAGTGCCTCGCGCATGCCACGCTCGCGCTGTTCCTTCTTCAGCGCGGCGATCGTGCTCGGGGCCATGAACTGCCCACGCGGGTTGTTGGCGCCCTGTCCGTTACCGGACGTGGGTGCCTGCTGCTGGCCCTCGATACCGCCTTCGGTATTCGGGGCGTTCGGATCTGCTTCACCGGGCATCGCTTGGTCTCTCTTCTGTCTGCCCTGGGGTGTCCCGTCTCTGGTCTTTCCGACTGTTTACCGTCGTCGTCACGTTAGTGAGGGCGAGGGCACTGTCGGGCTGAACGTCGATGGAACCAGGGATGCCGTTGGACGGACGTTGTCAGACTCAAACCCGCCCCGGCTCAGTCCGGGGATCGGGAGTGACTCAATCAGGTGCTCGGCGCCCAGCCGGTGCCGAGATCGTTCAGCGCGCGCGGGCTGTACTCGATCGTGAAGCCCGTCACCGTGCCCTCGAACGTGAGCGTCTTGCCGTCGTCGCTGAGCAGCGCGATGCCGGGGCCGGTCGCTCCTGGAGCACCTGCGGTGCCGCCGGCGTCGGTCACGACACGCGGGCCGAGTGCGCCGGTGCCGACTGCGGTCACGCGGAGCGTGGTCACCGAGCGGATCGGGGGCAGCGCGCTGGCCGGAACTTCGCCCGCGGGGAGACCGGTCACGGTCGCCTTCGCGAACACAGCGGCCGACGTGAGGTCGAACGAGTTCGCAGCGGTGAGTCCCGTCACGACGGCCTTCACCGGCGACATCATGGTTCCGAGCGCGATCTTCTTGAGCGCGTCCGCCAGCGTGTTCGGATTCGCCTCGTTGAGGATCGTCTGGATGGTTTCGGCGAAGGTCTTGGTGGTCGTGGTCACGATGAACTCTCCTAGCGGACTACGCCGCTTCTCCGAGGATGACGTCTACGAACGTTTCAACGCCAGGCGAGCGCGTCACGTCGATCGCAGTGATCGGAACCGTGCCCGTCATGACGTAGAAGAACGAGTCGACAGGGATCGACTGAGTCGCCCCTGCCGCTGAGGTCACGCGCAACGTGACCGGACCGCCAGTGACCTTCACCATCAGCACGTTCACGTTCGCGATCGCGCCGAGGGAGATGGGCACCGCGGCGTCCGCCGTTAGGTCGTACTGACCCGGGTCGGACAGCCGCTTGAGGACGAGCGACTCCGCGATCTGCGCAAGCACGGACGGCTGCGCCGACGCCGACGGATCGGTCGGTGTCGACTGCAACGTGCCCGTGAATTGCAGAAAGTCGGTCATGGCTCAGATCAGAGTCCGCCGATCTTGAACGGGGAGCTCTCGTCGCCCTGGGGCAACATCGGGATCTTCTTCTCGACAGGCATGGTGACCGTCGGGTCCGAGTAGCTCCCGTGCTGCTGGTCGTACACGTCGCGCGGGTCGTGCGTCTTGTCGATGCCGACCTTGCTCGCGAGATCGTCGTTGGGCGTGCTCATCGTCGTCGTCTCCGTGCGCATGCGGTGACACCGCTGCGCGGTGTAGTTCTCAGCGCTTCCCGTTCATCGCCCCGAAGGGCGGCGGGTTGGTCACCGGGGGCTCCGGCACAGACAGGTCCGCAGGGTTGCTGTCGACGTAACGGCCGTGCTGCGCATCGTACGCATCGCGGGGATCGTTCGTACCCTTGTCCAGACCGACCTTGCCTGCGAGATCGTCGTTGGGCGTCGCCATGGTCACTTGCCTCCGGTGAGCTTGAACGGCGGCGGGTTGACCAGCGCGTCGACCGAGTCGCCGGCTTCGAGGTCCATGCGCGCACGCGCAGCTTCGCTCGGGTCGGTGTACCCGGCCTGTGCCGACTGCGGACCGAGGGGCGAGTACGCCTGCCCATCGAACCCGCTCGGGACAGTACCCTTCTGGAGTGCGAGCTCTCGCACGTTGCGGAACGTCTTGGGCATCAGCGCTTCCCCATGAGAGGCCCGAACGGCGTCGGACCGGAATCGGGCGGCTCGCGCTCTGCGTCGCTGATGTTCCCGGCCATGATGCCCTCGGGCATCTGAGCTTGAACGCCGAAACCGAAACGCGCGTTGCCTGCGCGATCAGCTTCGACCTCTCGCTCTGCGAAAGGAACGATCGGAGACACAGGAATCGGCCGCCCACCTGCCATCGTGCTCGCAAGTCTGCGCGCGCTTGTCACAGTGCCGCACGGCAAATAAAGTAGGGCACGCGATGAGAGCGCCACACACTCCCCCTGCCGGTCCCATTCGTATCGAAGCCGCGATCGAGTGTCTCGCACTCACGCTCGGCGTGAACCCTGTCGACGACGTCGCGATTCAGGCATGGGCAGCAGAGCGCCACGTGATCCTCAACGCCCAGCGCAAGGAGTCGAACGACACGCGCTCCCCGGAATGGCTGCGACGCTTCGGCGACGTGAACCCGCGCGTGCGTGAGCGCACGATCATCGGCGAGTCAGTGCCGTCGACGTACGTTGCACCGCAGCCCGTGACGGGCCGCCCGCACGAGCTCCGCATGGACTCCGCGAACGCACTGCTCCTGCGCGCGCACCCTGCACTCGCAGTGCTCCCGTTGCACTTCGCGATGCTCGAGTCTCTGTACGGATTGGATGCGCTGGAGGCAGTGAAGCTGCCGGGGCCGCGCACATGGCACGATTCCCCGGTGTTGGCTGAGCAGCAAAGAGCGGCGGTGAGAAAGCGCGCTGCGGCGCGGTTGGATCGAGCGACGAAGTTGAACTCGGATCAGTAGTCCTCGTCGTCGTCTTCGTCGTCGCCGTAGTCCTCGTCGTCTCCGCTCTCGTCGTCCGAGTCGTCGCCCTCACCGCCACCGGCCGCGTAGACCTGTCCGCAGTGGAACAGGAACCCTGCGACTGCATCGGCGTCGGTGACGAAGCCCTCGTCTTCGAGGTGGTTCGCGAGCGCTTGCGCGTCGTCCTTCGAGACGCCCTTGAGCGACGACTTCATCTCGCTCACGAGGTCATCGGGGAGGGACTCGAGGCAGTCTTCGATCTCCTGCTTGTTCTCGTCGTCGGGGCTCTCGTCACTGGCGAGCATGTCCGCGTCGAGACCTTCGCACTGCTCTTCGACATCGGTCGCGTTGTCCTCGAGCAGCTTCACGAGCTTCGCGTACGACTTCAGATTCTCGGGGAGCTCGTCTGCTTCGTCGGCAGCGGTCTCGTCCTTCTCGTCCATGTCGGGATGGGCTTCATCGTGCGGGTTGCCACCCTTCGGCGGCTTCGCACCACCGCCACCACCCTTCGGTGGCATCACGGGGCCGGACTGACCACCGGCAACTGCGGCGAGCTTCTTGGGGTCGATGGGCATGGTGTGCGTCTCCTGTGAGGGCATGGTTTGCACAACGTCGCAACCTATGCAACTGCGGTTGAGCAGGGCGCGGTAGCGAATCCTCGTTTGAGTGCACAAGTTCTTCGATCACGAGGTGGTTCCCATGATTCGAGCAGCATTCGTTTTCACCGTTCTGTCTTTCGCAGCCTGCGGCCCTGTTTCACCGGAAGTCGTTCCGGTCGCGACAGGTGAAACGGCGTTTCCGGCAGAGCCCGCAGTTGCTCAGCCGATCGACTTCGACGCAGGACCGCAGCCCGACGGACTCGGCACCGCAGTCGTGTACGACGCGAGTGCCGGTGAGGTCGGTGACCTCGGCTACGCTGTCGTGGTAGAGCAGTAGCCCTCGACGACATCGCTGCCGCGAAATGGCTGCTTCGTTTCCGCGCTAGCTTCCGAATGGTTCGGGAGAGGTGCGGCAGGTGACTGACACACCTGGGACCAACGGAGCGGTCATTCCGCGGCAGCGATCACGTCACCGGAACGCGCATCGAGCCGTTCCACTTCCAACCCGGAATCCCCCAGTGCGGACGCCACGGCATTACGGCCGCGCGATCGTTCGGACGGTTCGGCGGGAACTCGTAGTGCAGCCCCCATCGCTCTGACGCGACGCGCTCGTCGGTCGGCATGACGAACGCCTCTCCGGGGCGCGCGACTTGCCCGTGCATCGCCATCGAGTCCGGTGCGACGCGATCGTCGAACGGCTGCCCGGTCGCGTCGTCCACGTGCTCGTTCCAGCGCATCATCATGTCGTCGAGCTCAGTCGATGCGTCGCGCACGGCGTCGTAGGTCGCGCCGTTGTACGCCCACGCTGTCTCGGTGCGCGCGATGCGCTCCGCCTGCCACCACTCCAGGTCGCCGCGGATGCGGATTCGCTCAGTCGTCTCGAGCACGGTCTCGCCCTGCAAGATGCTCTTCGCGAGCTCCTGCTCGAACTGCGTGATGAGCCGTGCGCCGTAGCGCGCCATCGAAGTCTGGATGCGATCAGGCAGCACGCCGTGCCCTTTCGCATTGCGGAGCAGGGAGCGCGTGGGTGCGCCGATGCCGACGAAGCGTGCCGCCTCTTCGACGGGGAGCACGGGCGTCGTTCCGCTGTACCGCTCTTCGAGCTTCGCGATGTTCTGCAGCGTTGAGGAGCGGCCCTCGACCTGTGCCTCGTGCGCGTGATCGACCAGCGCACCGCTCAGCCGCGGCACGAGCTCGCGCACTCTGTCCCGCAGTTGTGCGAGCACGATGCGGCGATGGTGCGCAGTGAACGTGTCCTTGTCGCGACCGCGGAGCAGCGTGCGCGAGCGCCGCTCCATCTCGTCGAGCGACTGCTGGTAGAGCTTGTGCAGACGTGCAGCGCTGCCGCGCTCCGCGACGCGGTTCAGCCGCCGCAGGTGCTCCTGCGCGACTTCGGTGAAGACCTGCGCGCTACGCTTCGCCATCGGCAGACGCCTCGGTGCGGACGCGCATCGCCCACTCCCACACGCGGAGCTTCCAGCCGTACCACATGCGCCGCGCCCACCACTTCATCACGAAGCGCGCGATGCGCACGGCGTTGGCCGGCGAGAGCGAGTGCTGCACGACCACGGCCCCGCGGGTCGCGTCGTGGTAGTAGAGCTCGATCGCGTCGCCGTCGAACACCCACAGTGCGTAGCTCCCGCCGGGTTCGACGAGTCGGACTGCGGTACGCCCGCCAGGACGTCCGCTCTTCGCGATGCGCTCTGCGATGCTCGTGCTGATGCTCATTCAATCCATCTCCGGGTTGTGCACGATGACCTGCCCCGAACCTTCACTCGGGAACTCGATGATCTTCTGCACGCAATGCCCGGCCGCGCAAGTCTCGCAACCGTCTGCGCGGACTTCGTTCACTGTGAATCGGTAGCGGCTACCGTCGAGATCTTCGATCCACTCGTCGCTCACTGCTCGCCCCTTTGCGTGCGTTACGGCGCGCGATCATCTCGCGCAAGTCCATCGCTGCGTCCGCAACGCCGTGCCAGTCCTCTTCGTTGAACTTCATCAGGAGGTACTTCTTCATGAGCTCGATCTTCTCGTCGTCGTTCACTTGTCACCTTCGGGCGTGACCTGCGACGAGTCGATGCCCTCCTCGCGCGCCTCGTTGTGCAGGCGATCGTGGCAGCGGCGGCAGATGGACGTGATCGCGGAGCGCGCGTTCTTGTGCCCCATGCGGCTCATGCGGTCGCTCGAGACGACGCCGGCCTTGTGATGGAGCTGGAGCCCGCCGTTGTCCTTGTTGCCTTTCTCCCCGCACACCTTGCAGCGCCATCCGTCGCGCCGAAAGATGCCGAGCACGAGCGACGGCGACAGCCCGCCCTTCCCTCCGGTCGTGAGCAGCGAGCCTTCCTTCTTCGCCTCGCGTCGCATGCTGCGCAGTGCAGCGCGCTCCTGCGGAGGCAGAAGGTCGCGGCGCGCCCGATCGCTCTTGCGCTGCTCGGCGGTGACGACTCGTGCGAGATGCTCTCCCATCGGGCTGCTCACTTCCTGCCGTGACCGCCGAGGTACTCCTTCTTGCCGGAGCTCGAGACCACGAACGTGCCGCCATGCTTACCACGCTGGAGCGCGTGCATGTGGGCCGCGCCCTGGCCGTGCATGAGAGCGTGGTGCGCGGCGTTCGCTGTCGCCTGCGACTTGCGGGCTGCGAGTGCGTGCTTCGCTGCCTCGAACAGGCTCCCGCGGGACAGCGCGTGCGCAGCCATGTTGCGGTGCTCGGCGGCCTTCTCGGCCTTCAACCCTGAGCGTGCTTCATGACGGCGCTGGTGCTCGGCGGCGATACGGTCGTGGCGAGCTGCGAGCTTCGTCGCACCCTTCTCGCGCGCCATCGCCGCATGCTTGCGATGCGTCTCTGCGATCTCGGCATTGGAGCGACGTCGCGCGCGATCCGCCATGACTACCGCCCCTTCTTCTTGCCGCCCTTGCCAACGTACTCTTTCTTGCCTGTGCGGGAGACGACGAACTCGCCGCCCTTCTTCCCACGCTGCACTATGCCCGGGGCTTTGTGTTCGTGTGGCGCGTTGAGCATCGCTATGTTGTGTGCACTGGCTTGATCCATGTGGCGGCGAGCAAGGTCTTTGTTGCCTGCACGTCGTGCCAACTGAGCCGCATGCGAGTGCGCGTCCGCTGCCGTCCCGTGCGCTTCGACCGTGTCGTGCCGTGCAGCGTGATTCGTTGCCGCTGCCGCACGCTGTGTCGCTTCACGCGATGCTGCAACGTGCGGAGGCACGGCCGCACCTGTCGGCGTGCGCACAGATGCTTCCGCTGTACCGTGGACATGCTCCCACTTACCAGGTCCAGGGTGTGTGAACGCCGTTTGTGCTTCGTTCCACGGTGACGGTGTTCCACTGGAATGGAACTGGTGTACCTCTTTCATCGCCTCCGCGACGTTCGGATGGAACGTGGTCTGACGACCGCTCGTCATCTGCACACCACCGTGCGGATGCGGCGCGATCTCGTATCGTACGGGACGCTCGCCGCGTTCGGTGACGGTCACGGTACGACGACCAGGACCGTGGTCGGTATGCTCGATCTGCGCACTAGGGTATGCCACGACTCAGTTCTCCTTCATGTTCGAGACCGCGGTCTCGACGAGCTCCTGCGTTACACGGTCGGCGGCCGTCGGTCCACTGTAGCCACTGACGATCGGATCGGCGCCCGGACCGCGGTCGATCTCGACGACGGCGTAGCTCGGGCCGTGCGCAGCCGCACGCTCTGCCGCTGCCGCGCAATGCTTGCAGGCGTAGACGGTCGCGATGCGAACGTACGGCACCGGGCGCCCGTCCGAGCCCTTGAACGAGACGAGCATGCGAGCGACTGCGTCCGGGTCGATCTCGCAGAGCAGGCCGAACCCGTTCGGGTCACGCGCCTTCAAGTCCTTCACCGACATGAACGTGCGGATGACGATGCTACCGATGCCGAGCTTGCCGATGCAGCCCGCTTCGATGCCGGCGCACTTCTGCCCCTTGAAGACGTGCGCGGCGTGCGCCTCTTCGGCCGTGAACTTCCCACCGAAGAGCTTCTCACGGTGGATGATCTCGCCGCCTTTCGTTGCGCGGCGTGCTTCCCGATTCGGACCCTTGTTGTGCATGCTGCTCATGAGCGTACGGTAGCGCGGCGTCGCACCGCCGTCACCGGCTCTCCGTACGTCGCGGCGATCATCGCCCATCCCGCAGCCGCGGACCCGGTCGCACGCGGGTTCATGCTGCGGTCGTCGATGTAGAGATCCGCGATCGGCTTGCCCTGCTCCCCGTCGTCGATGGCGTCGAACACACCGGGGAGCTCACGCGCGATGAAGTTCACCATCTGCATGTGCAGGTGGTTGTGGAACTGCATCGAGCGCTGCCGGGACTCTTCGTCCTTCGGTGCCGAACGGACGCCGGCGCGGACGAGCGGATCGAGCTCCGGGTTGAACCGCTGGGCGCGGTTGCTGCGAGCGGAGCAGAGCAGGAGCGTATGTCCCGCCCGCTTGAGCGTGAGCAGCGCGTGCTTCGCCCCCGGCAGGAGCCGAAGCGGCGCATCGCGAGCTACGACCGTTCCATCGAAATCGACAACAATGACCACGCGCGCACTGTACCCCTAGCCGCCCCCGCAGTGCACGCCCCCTGCGCGCATGCTGCTACGTGCTGCGCACGCTGCAACCGCCCCCTGCGTAAGCGGCTAGACCCCTGCCCGCCCCCGTAGCAC